CTCCTTTGTGCCCAAAATTTACTTTAACAATATTACCATTTGGTTTTTTAACATAAACAGAAAACTTTTTTGGACCACCTGGAGTTCTGAAAGGTTTACCGAGAGAAACTTTTCTACCACGATATTCCGCTTCGTTCATCATGTTTGGTTCACTTTCTTGTAAACCAAAATGTAACTCTGTTATTTTCCCACACTCATTTGTTTTATATGCTTCAAGTTGATATGTAGGGTTATTGATAACTTCCTTTACATTACGATAACCACCACCAGCTGCTTTATATGCCTTAACTAATGCACCGGATGCATATGCACTTGGCCATACTTTATATTTTCTCTTAATTCTTGCCTTTATACTGTTGTAAAGTTTTTTATTTGTAGGAACTGCTCTTTCAACAATTATACTTTTCATCTATTTCTCCGTTTACGAATAGGTTTTTCATCGACTATATCATTATCATCTAATTCTTCATAATAATCAGTACCTTCCATCTTTCTATATTTTGTTGCAAATTGTTCTGATGCTACTGAAAAGAGACTACCAACCACTATGTAAAGAAATCCATCGAATATAAATTGTTCTATCTTTTTATCATAAAAAGTAGACAATACTGCCATAAATATCATAACAAGAAAAGAAAAAAACATCATCATTCTTTTTGATGATAACCTACCTCGTATTCCACTAAAAGTTTCTGAAACAGGACTAAGTGGTTTCAATGTTTTCTCCCAAATCTTCCTCTAACTTTTTAATAAAGTTATTTCTAAATTCTTCAAACTCTTTTTCTATTTTTTCCAAAAGTTCTTCCTTATTCAAAGGAGTTTTCCATTTTTCATTATCACCAAAATCATTTGTAAATTCCATTCGTGATAACTCACTAGCAATCATATCTTTGTCTCTTTCTGCTTCCTTCAACCAAGATAATGCGTTTTCTTTTAGTTTTCTTTTTTCATATTCATCCCATTTACCTTCAAGACGAATTTTGTGTTCCATATCAACAACGCAATCAAAACACATACCATGAATACTTTTCATTTTTTGATCAAGTCTTTTTGGCATACCACAAGTGCAAGTTTCTTTTGGACAGTTTGGAAATGAATTTAGATATTCGTGTAACTCTTGTTGCCAAACTTTACCAAGTTTTATCTTATAGCCATTTCTTTGTTCCCATTCATTTCCATCAGAATCAAACCATTTATCACCAATTTTTCTTGAAATATTTGATTCTTTGTCTTCTTCGGTATACCCAACGGTAACTTTGTTTTGACTATCATGTTCACCGGCAAGAAGTTTCTTAACATCATCAAGACTTTCAATTTTAATATCCATAACATAACCTTTTATTTTATTATTTCATTGTAAACTTTATTCCAAAATTTTCTTGTTATCATATGTAATGGTCTTAAACCATTTTTATCCTTTTTACTCTCTTTCATTTTACCACGTTTGGTATTGAATTTAGAAACAACCATGTTAAATATCTCAACATCAAACCAACCAAATATAGAAATGAAACGAGATTTCAATTCAGATAATTTAGCAGAACGGTCTGCCAAAGCAGCAAAAATACTCTTTGAACCCATTTCGCCAAACGATGGAATATCGTATCTGACATGATTTACTATCATGTAATATATGTAAGGGTTCTGAATATCTTTGTAAGGCAAATGACTACCACCATTCCACTTCATCAATCTCTTGTAATTTTTTAATTTAGATGCATCGTCTTTATCAACTGCATAAATTACAACAGTAGCGTCACCATCAAATTGTTCAATAACATTTGTTGCATGAAATGGTGTATTTGATTTTTGAATATGTTTGACATTATGACGACGCATTATTGCAAACTTTTCGTCATATGTTAATGGCTTTTCTATTGGATCCGTAATATCATTTGTAACAATAATAACATTATCTTTATCAAACTTACGGCAAATTCTTTCATATTCTTCACGATGATAAATTGCCATCGGTTGAAATTTACCAGGATAAAGAACAACAATATCCTTGTCCACTAATTCATTTTCATTGAATATGGCAAGATTCATTTCTTTTATCAATTTAAGAATCTTATTGTTCATTTTATATTTCCGGTTCGTCTGGCCAAACTATATTGTAAGGATCAGATTGTAATGTTATATCTCGAAGTGATTGACGATATATTTGCCATTGTTCTTTTTTTTCAGAATTTAATGGACTGTCTGATAATTGAGTCCAATCACATTCTTTTAATTTTATGGTTCTTATTTCTCGAATATGAGACCACTTATTATTTGATTCTATTTCAATTTCTAAATCCGTTTTTATTCTATATGTTTGTATTTCAACAACTTCTTCTTCTGTTATTTCATAATAAGTACCATCAGAAATGGCATTTTCTGGAATAGTTGTGGGTTCAAATCTATATGGAAACCAACCATATGATTTTAATGTTTCTTCGTCTAGTAAATAAAAATTTGAAATGTTTTTCCAATTCCTTGGCAACACTCTATTACTTTCTTTTACTATACCGTCTTCTACTAATGCATATTTCATCAAAAATTCCTAAATTTGTTTACATACAAATAAATATGATTACACAATCGAATCCCATAGTTTTTTCCAATCAATATAAGGATCAAGTTGTCTTTCATACCCCATATGTAATGCAAGTGATGGTATTGGCGTAAAGAGAGTAATTTCCCAACGCCAAATGTGATTGATGGTAGTTCCCTCTTGAATTTGATTCACCTCACCCCATTCGGTCATATATTCCGTTGCACACGTATAAAATCTACTCCAAAATTTACGGACAATTTCTGGATTACACATAAAAGTGAAAGTTGCATATTTGTTTGTTCTCCAATGTCTATTTTTACCAAGAACGATTCTTGATTCATCTATAAACTTTGCCATGTAATTATCTGGATCGTCGTATGGATGAATTGCAACTTCTGATCCTAAATTTTTCTTAAATGTTGAATATGAATCCACCATTTCAACTATTGCCGTTGGATAATGTAGGTAATCATCTTCAACAAAATAAACCAAATCTGCAGTAGATGAACGACCTCTATCGAATTGAGCATGGCCAGATGAGTTCCACCCACGCAATTCTAATGGATTAAATTCATAACTATGCCTTGATGTTTTGAAAATTTCATGCAATGAATCTATTAGTTTTTGGGATGAATGATCATCAAACCAAACAAAATGAATTTTTCCGTCATATTGTTCTGCAGATTGAATCAGTGATTTTACACATTTAATAACTAATGTTGTTTTATCAACACCACAGTATCTTGGAGTTGGATTTGCATGAATATCTATAAAACTATGTGTTCTTAAAACAATATCTAAACTCAATTTATTCGTATTCATTATTTAACATACCCTTCTGATAATTTGGTAAGTTCGTCTCGAATTTTTTTGAATGGGACATCCCATTCATTATACCGATCTTGTCTAAACAATTTAACAGAATTATACCAATTAGAAGTATCTCCCGGAACAACCCATGTATAATATGGCATGATAGGTGTAACCACCCATGTTGGTTTTCCAATAGCCCCGGATAGATGAGCAACTGATGTACATGATGTTATTATCAAATCACAACCAGCAATTATGTTTGCAGTCTCATCCCAAGATTTCATTTGTTCACGCATATCACCAAAAGGTAATCCATCTACAAGATTTTCGTCTCTTTGCAATGAATAAAATGTTGTATTTGGAATATCGTGAAGACCAATCATCAATTCTGGTGGAAATCTTCGATGTTGTTCGTCTTCAAATTCTGGAGAACCACTCCAACGAATACCAACTTTAAGATGTCCAGGTTTTGAAAACAACTTTCTTGGTTCTGATGGAAAGATAAATGGAGAACCATCCAAATCATCGTATTCCATTCCGAGAACATAAGGGGCAGACATTGCAGGAACCCAATAATCATAATGTGCACACATGATAACTTCATTATCAACACAAATAAATCCATGTCTTGAAAATAAAGGTTTCAATTCGGATGCACATGATACCAAAACTCTAGCACCCATTTCTTGAAATCTTTTAGCAAAACGAAAATTTAGAATTTGATCACCAAACCCACCTTCGCATCTAAAAAGAAGTGTTTTATTTTCAAGTGGCTCATCTTTCCAAATCTTTCCAGGAAGTGCAGGTAATCCAAATGTATTGATAAATCTACCATAATTAAGATGTTCAAATGCCTTTAACATATTTCTGTTACGCATTTCATGCCATCCCAAATTAAAAAGAACCCTCAAATCATCCTGTGATTGTTCACGTAGAATTTTTTCACTTATCTCCGGTTGTCCATTTATTGCATGACTTAAAGCAATATCCAATGGATGAATTTCTTTTTCAAACATAACAAAACCTTTTTATTTTTATATGTAACTAACAAATATACAAAATTTATTTGTAATAAGCAAATTTAAGTATATCTTTTTATTGCAGCAGAATGATCGATACCAGCAGATGCAGAAATCCACGATGATAAATTACCAACCTGTATTGGAGATGATCGGTATATTGTATCACCAAGTCCACCTTGTCCATTTGAGTTACTCCCCCAAAACCAAAGTGTATTATCAGTTTTGGTAAAAAATGCATACGGACCATTACCGGAATATGAAAGAGTTTTCCAATTTGTATCGGCACCAAATGATTGTGAGTAAGATGTTAAAGTTGATGAAGTCCATCGCCATAATGTACCATCAGTTTTTATGCCAAATTTTGGAACACCAGCATCTGCGGAAATTGTTGCCCAATTTGTGTCTGTTCCAATTTGTACAGGACTTGATCTATATTGAAAAGCCCATTCAGTTCCATCCGTTTTTCTCAATACCATTCCTTGTCCAGAAAATTTACTCCAGTTTGAGTCTGTTCCAATTTGAACAGGACTTGATCTAATAGTATCATCAACAACTAATCTCCCAATACCTAATTTTGAATTAGACGTAAATGTACCCCAATCTCCTGCCGTGTATATTATACCATTATTATCCATAACTCCAGAATGATTAGTACCCATAGATGCAGATACCCAATTTGTAAGAGTACCAACTTGTGTTGGAGAACTACGCGTAACAAGTGTACCCAATCCTAATTCACCTTGTGTTCCAAATCCCCACGCCCATAATGTACCATCAGTTTGTATACCAAAAGTGCTTGATGATCCAGCTCTAACTTGTGACCAATTTGATCTAGTTCCAACTTGAACTGGAGAAGATCTACCAGTTGCCGTTGATATTCCAAGCTGTCCATTCACATTTCCACCCCAAGCCCACAGTGTTCCATCGGATGCAACACCCATTGAATGAGATCTACCTGTTGCAATTTGTGTCCAATTGGATCTAACGCCAACTTGTGTTGGTGATGATCTATTTCCAGTAAAAGTGGTTGTAATCCCTAATTGTCTAAGACTTCCATTGCCCCATGCCCACAGTGTTCCATCTGATCTAATTGCAATAGTATGCGATGTTCCGGAAGAAATCTGTGTCCAGTCTGATCTAGTTCCAATCTGAACAGGAGATGATCTATGTGCAGTTGCTGCTGTTAATAAACCTAATACTCCATTTGTATTAGTACCCCATGACCAAAGAGTTCCATTTGTTTTTATTGCAATAGTAAATGAATTACCAGCAACAGCTTCTTTCCAATTTGTATCTGGACCAATTTGAGTTGGAATTGATCGTGAAGTTACATCTAATAATCCAAGTTGTCCAAAATTATTTAGTCCCCACCCCCAAAGTGTACCATCTGTCTTTATTCCAACTTTATGATTAGATACAGTAATAGATGTACTATCACCTGCTGAAACTTTGGACCAATCTGTAGCAGTTCCAATTTGAACAGGAAGTGTTCTATCTACACTCGTCCCATCGCCTAACATAAAATTAGCATTATGTCCCCACCCCCAAAGTGTACCATCAAATCCTATAGCATAACCTAAAAATTGTCCCATAGCAACAGAGGAATAGCTTCTTATTGGTGTTTTGTCTATATTTCCATAAACAATATCTGCCTTTGTATTATCTCTGGATAATCCTAAATATGTTGAATCTCCCCATCCCCAAAGTGTACCATCTGTTTTTATAGCAGCTCTATTGTTTACAACAAAAGGTTCTTTAATAAAATCATACCAATTTGTATCGGTTCCAATTTGTACCGGTGACGATCGATTTATTGTATCATTAACACCAAGTATTCCACCTACATTTCTACCCCAAGTCCAAATCGTTCCATCTGATTTTAATGCAAGCGCATAATTAACTAATGCCCAATTTACATCCGGTCCAATTTGAACAGGTGATGACCTACTGATAGTAGTATTGTCCCCAAGTGCACCCTGCGAGTTATCTCCCCAAGCCCAAAGAGTCCCATCTGCTTTTATTGCATATGTGATACTATTATTTGCAGATATAATACTCCAATTCGTGTCTGTTCCAACTTGGACTGGCGATGAACGTGCAAAAATAGATTCATTTGTACCCAATTCTCCTTGGCCGTTGTTACCAACTGTCCACACTTCATTGAAATAAACTGGTGGAACAGGTTCAGTTTTTTGTGCAGCTACTATTATATCTTTTATCATAATTAACCTTTATGTTTAATATCCAAGACCACCTACAAATCCATACCAATCGGTTCCACCATTCGGCGTAATAAAACTAACAATATTTACAGCAGGACCTTCTAAAAGAGGAGCACCTCCAACTGGCCATTTTACAGATGCAGGCCAAGCAACAGTATATGTTGTACCACTATCAAGTATTACCGTGAAACTACCGAGATTAGTAGCAGTTGGTGGATTGGTTATGGTTGTAACAGTGATATTAGCACTTTGATTTACATAAAATATATTTCCAAGTGAAAGATTATATGTTATACCACCGGCAGAAGAATGATTTATCGTTGTATATTTTTCTTCATAATCTACAAAAACCGGAGTATGTAGGGAACCAGATAGGAAAACAGATCCAGATATAGTTACATTTTGATTGAGTGTGGTAACACGAGATGCAGTTGCGGCGTATGATGCAGTTGCTGATATGTTAGTTCCAGTCCAACCATTGCCACCAACATAAAACCCATTATTTGCATATATTGTACCGGATGTAGTTATTGAGGCACCACCCTGCATCTCAATTCCAACTTGTACATCAAGTGTTTCATTATCTGGATTTATCGTAATTATGTCAGATCCAGTTATATTGTTAGTGGTTCCATTATAGACCAACATATAATGTGTTCCATTACCGTAATATGATGTTAAACCGGTTGTTGGACCACTTATGGAAACACCTAGTGTAGCATCTGAATTTGGTAATGTATATTTTCTATTGGCAGTTAATCCACTATCATCAAATGTTGCATAATAACTACCACTCGATTTTAATTTGAATGCCATAATTTATCCATCAATCCAATTTGAAAAAATCCCATCTAATTTCATAACATCATATCCCGCAGTAATCAGATTATCCTTTATAGATATTTCACCATCGGATAATTCGTTCAATTTGTTATTGATAAGAACGGGACTGTTATACATACCACGTTTAACCATTTCATAATCACTCAAACCGTTATCATATCTCTGTCTTTGTTCTTCGTTAGCAAATATGATATATTGATAATTATGGTTTTCATTTTTTAATTCAATATGAACATCGTATATTTTAAGATATTCGTCAGTTGTTGGGTTTATCAAAGCCATTTTATTAACTCCTTATAGTCTTGTTTCTGTTGCCCAAACAGTTGCAGAAAATGTAACATTGTTTGCATAATCGTGTTTTACTTCTATTTCTAATGCCTCATTTGTATTATCAGCAGTTACTCGGACATCCCAATTTCCAGTTGAAGTATCTTCCGATGTTATCAGATATGTTGGAGCACCACCAACCATTGTTGTATTATTTGAAGCATCTCGCTTTATAGCACCCGTAATTTCCCAAGTTTTACAAAGAAAACCGGTGGCACCAATAGCATTTATTTGTATTCGGTAGTGATATACCGAACTTGCAAGTATTGTTAATCTAGCAGATGATGCATCCGTAAAAATTTCTTGCCATATACCACCAGAAGATGCAAGTGATACATTTCTAAATTTTTGTATTATTGATTGGGCTTTATTTGTCCCACCATTAGTAGCAGTTGTTACAAATTCATTTTGTCTTTGAGCTGTTGAATATGCACCAATAGTAACAGTTCCTGTTCCTTTTAAGTTACCATTTGTATATGCACCGATACCCACCGCATAGTTGTTGTTGGAAAGTGAAGCGAATCCAACACCAACACCATATGTGTAATTATCATATGCTAGAGATCCTATACCAACGCCACCTGAGTAGTTATTACGAGCGTTATTCCCAACACCAACACCACTACTATAATTAGTGCGTGCATCTTGACCAACACCCACGCCGGCTAAATAATTATCGTATGCATTGATTCCAACACCAACACCATAATCATAATTATTTTTTGCAGCAACCCCAACACCTACTCCACCGTTGTTATTTCCGGTGGATTGTACACCAATACCAATTCCATTGCTCGTATTAGTATTTGCATTGAAATCAAAATATTGCAATGAACCAGTAAATGATGTTGCGGTAACACTTCCTGTAACTACGAGTTTTGAACCATCAAATGATAAATTACTTTCACCAACAAGTCCACCGGCCGTTCCATCTGATGTTATCAGATAGTTGTTACCAGGATTTGTAACAGAGGCACCACCACCGTCACCATTCATTGCATACGATGCAGTTAGGGCGTATGATGAACTAACTGCATTAAGAACATAAGATGCAGTTGTTGCAGTTCCTTGAAGTGAACCGATGAATGATGTTGCTTGAAGTGAACCAGTCAATCCGTATGAACCAGTTAATTGTTTTGTATTTACCCAAACTGATCCACTTTTTACAAGTAAATCACCATAAGAAGAAGTTGTGGATGTGTCTATAATATCATGTAATTCACCAAGTTCATAACCATTATCTATTTTTACAAATAT